CGCATTAGATAAAGGTGGTGATAATTTTAAGAAATTATTTAGAGATTCCGATGTAACAAAAAGAAATAAAAATGGACAAACTAAATCTGGATTATATAGTTTGTTTATACCGATGGAATGGAACTATGAAGGATTTATGAATAGGTATGGTATGCCAGTTTTTGATACACCATCAGATCCAACGTATGATTTTTACGGAGAGTTGATAGATACTGGTGTTGTAGATCATTGGAATAATGAAGTTGAAGGGTTAAAAAACGATCCCGACGCTTTAAATGAATTTTATAGACAGTTTCCAAGAACTGAAGAACATGCTTTCAGAGATGAAACTAAAAATAGTATATTTAATTTAGCTAAAATATATGAACAAATAGATTTTAATGAAGAAATACGTAGTGAATCTCAAATATCTACTGGAAATTTTCAGTGGATTAATGGGGTAAAGGATACCCAAGTGATATTTTATCCAGACCTACAGGGGAGATTTAACATATCTTGGGTTCCACCTAGAAACTTACAAAATAATATTGTTATAAAAAATAGTATTAAACACCCAGGCAACGAACATATGGGTGCTTTTGGTTGTGATAGTTATGATATATCAGGAACAGTAGATGGACAGGGATCGAAAGGTGCTTTACATGGTTTAACTAAATTTAGCATGGAAGATTGTCCACCTAACAAGTTCTTTTTAGAATATATAGCTAGACCTCAAACAGCTGAAATATTTTTTGAAGATGTTTTAATGGCGTTAGTTTTTTATGGAATGCCTTTATTAGCAGAAAATAATAAACCAAGACTATTATATTATCTTAGAAGAAGAGGTTATAGAGGTTTTAGCATGAACAGGCCTGATAAAGTTTGGAATAAACTATCTGTTGCTGAAAAGGAAGTTGGTGGAATACCAAACTCAAGTGAAGATATTAAACAAGCACACGCGTCCGCAATTGAAATGTATATACAAGAGCATGTAGGTATAAAGGAAGATGGGTCATACGGAGGTATGTATTTTAACAAAACTTTAAATGATTGGTCTAAATTTGATATAAATAAAAGAACAAAATTTGATGCAACAATTAGTTCTGGCTTAGCAATTATGGCATGCAATAGACATTTGTATCGACCAAATGCAAAAATAGAAAAAGAAACAGTAAATATTAATTTCGCTAGATACAAAAATACTGGCGTACAATCACAAATAATAAAATAGAAAATGGTAGAAAAACAACCAAAAAGTATATTTCCAAGTCAAGCTGTTAGTGATACAGAGAAAGCAAGTTTAGAGTATGGATTAAGTGTCGGTAGAGCAATAGAAGGTGAATGGTTTGAAAAGGACAGAGGGAATTCAAGATACTATGCAGCAAAGCAAAATTATCATCAGTTAAAACTTTACGCTAGAGGAGAACAAAGTATACAAAAATATAAAAACGAATTATCTATTAACGGTGATTTATCGTACCTTAATTTAGATTGGACACCAGTACCTATTGTACCTAAATTTGTAGATATTGTTGTTAATGGGATAGCTGAGAGAACATATGAATTAAAAGCGTATTCTCAAGACCCTTCATCAATACAAGAGCGAACAAATTACGTAAAAGATATTGTTGAAGACATGAAATTGAAAGATTTTAAAAATAATGTTACTGCGACAACTGGAATAAATACATTTAAAAGTGATATAAATAAGTTACCTGAAAATAATGATGAATTAGCGTTACATATGCAGTTAGATTATAAAGAATCTATTGAAATTGCACAAGAAGAAGCATTGAATAATTTAATGGATTTAAATAAATATGATTTAATTAAAAAAAGATTAGATTATGACATTACTGTTCTTGGTATAGCTGCAGTTAAAAATTCATTTAATACGGCTGAGGGAATTAAAATTGAATATGTTGATCCAGCGGATATAGTATACTCACAAACTGATTCTCCATATTTTGATGATCTTTATTACGTTGGTGAAGTTAGAAAAATAAGTATACCAGAATTAAAAAAACAATTTCCAGATTTATCTGATGAAGAAATTAAAGAGGCGGAAGGTATTGGTAGTAATCTACGTATGGCTAATAGATACAATCACGATGATGATGATGGGTTTATTAATGTGTTATATTTTGAATATAAAACATACCAAACACAAAATTATAAAATTAAAGAAACAGGATCTGGTGGAAATAAACCAATAAAAAAAGGTGGTGACTTTAATCCATCTATAGATGATAATACTAAATTTAAAAAAGCATCAAGGGCCATTGAGGTATTATATACAGGCGCTAAAATTATAGGTGTAGAAAATAATTTATTAAAATGGGAACTTGCTGAAAATATGACAAGACCAAAATCTGATGTTACTAAAGTTCAGATGAGTTATAGTATTATTGCCCCAAGATTGTATAAAGGTAAAGCTGAATCATTAGTTAGTAGAATGATAAGTTTTGCTGACATGATACAGTTAACGCATTTAAAACTACAGCAGGTTTTAGCAAGAATGGTTCCAGATGGTGTTTATTTAGATGCTGATGGTTTAGCTGAAGTTGATTTAGGTAACGGTACAAATTATAATCCACAAGAAGCTTTAAACATGTTCTTCCAAACTGGTTCGATAATTGGTAGATCAATGACGCAGGATGGTGAATTTAATCAAGGTAAAGTACCTATACAAGAATTAAATTCTGGATCGGGTAATGTAAAAATTGCAAGTTTAATTCAATCATATAATTATTATTTACAAATGATAAGAGATGTGACCGGGTTAAATGAAGCAAGAGATGGTAGTACGCCAGATAAAAACGCTTTAGTTGGTGTACAAAAATTAGCAGCAGCAAATTCAAACACAGCAACTAGACACATATTACAAGGTGGTTTATATTTAACATTAAAAACTGCGGAATCTTGCTCCCTTAGAATATCTGATGTACTTGAATATTCAAAATCAAGAAATCAATTTATTAATTCACTTGGTAGATTTAATGTTGGAACATTAGATGAAATTAAAAAATTACACCTTCATGATTTTGGTATTTTCTTAGAATTAACTCCAGATGAAGAAGAAAAACAACTTCTTGAAAATAATATACAAATGGCTTTGCAAAAAGATCAAGTATTTCTTGAAGATGCAATTGATGTTAGGGAGATTAAAAATTTAAAACTAGCAAACCAATTATTAAAAATTAGGAGACGTAAAAAAATTGAGCAAGATAGAATAATACAGATGGAAAATATTCAAGCACAAACTCAATCTAATGCACAGGCTGCCCAAGCTGCTGCACAAGCTGAAATCCAAAAACAACAAGGGATAGCGGGTAGTAAAGTTCAGGTGAATAAAGCACAATTATCATTTGATCTTAAAAAATTAGAAACTGAAGCTATGATTAAAAAGGAACTTATGCAACATGAGTTTGATTTAAACATGCGATTAAAACAAATGGAAGTTGATACATTAAAACAAAAAGAAGATGGCAAAGAAGATCGTAAAGATGAAAGAACTAGAATTCAAGCATCTCAACAAAGTGAGTTGATTGATCAAAGAAAAAAAGAAACTCCACCTAAAAATTTTGAATCCGCTGGATTTGATAGTTTAGGCGGTTTTGGTTTAGAGCAATTTGAACCGCGTTAAAATTAAAATTATTTTATAAAATTATATTATGGCAAAAAAACAAGAAAAAAAAGTAGTTGATAAAACTACCGAGAAAAAAGTAGAAACTCCAATGGGAGAAGAAACTAAGGTTAAAAAACGACCTAATACAATGAAAAACTTAAGGAATGATGACAGTACTGTTAAAGTAGATTTGTCAAAACCTATAGTAGAACAAGAAGAAGACAAGTCTGTTGAAGAAAAACAGGTGGAAAAACCTCAAGAAGAACAAGTTGATGATAAAGTTATTGAAAAAGTTCAAGAGAAAGTGGAAGATGAAAAAGATGAGGTTAAAAAAGAAGAAGAAACTGAACAACCAGTTTTGGAAGAAATTACAGAAGAAAAAACTGATGGTGTTGATGAAGAGAAAATTGAAGCAGTTGAAGAAGCAGTTGAAGAAGCTGTAGAAGAAGCACATAAAACTGGTCAAGATTTACCAGAAAATATTCAAAAAGTTGTAGACTTTATGGATGAAACTGGCGGTAATCTTGAGGATTATGTAAAATTAAATCAAGATTATAGTAAACTTGATGAAATGTCTTTATTAAAACAATATTACAAGCAAACTAAACCTCATTTAAATAATGAAGAAATTAGTTTTTTAATAGAAGATTCATTTAGATTTGATGAAGAAATAGATGAAGAAATAGACATTAAAAGAAAGAAATTAGCGTTTAAAGAGCAGGTTGCTAGCGCTACAAACCATCTAGACGGGTTAAAGTCTAAATACTATGCAGAAATCAAAAGTGGTGCTAAGTTAGCACCTGAACAACAAGAAGCTATTGATTTCTTTAATAGATATAATAAGGAGAATAAAGAATCTCAAAAATTAGCAGAACAACAAAAGTCTACATTTTTAAATAAAACCAATCAGGTTTTCGACAAAAATTTCAAAGGTTTTGAATACAATGTCGGTGATAAAAAATATAGATTTAATGTTAATGATGTAAATAGCGTTAAAGATACACAAAGCGATCTTAATAACTTTGTTACTAAATTTTTAGATAAAAATAATGTTATGGATGATGCTAAGGGTTATCATAAATCTTTATTTACAGCAATGAATTCAGATGCTATTGCTAATCATTTTTACCAACAGGGTAAAGCAGATGGGATTACTGAAGTTACTATGGATTCCAAAAATATAAATATGGATCCTAGAACATCAGGAACAACTACTGTTGACACTGGGGGTGTAAAATATAAAGTAGTTAGCGGCGATGATTCTAAGAAACTCCGATTTAAAATCAATAAATAAAAATTTAACAATTTAAATAAATAAATTATGGCAATTAACGCAAGTCCGGCAACAAACTTAAGAAGTACGCCGGCACCTACGAAAGAAGCTTTAGCTAGTAATTATGTAGATTTTACTACTACAGCTACTAAAGGATGGGCACAACAGTATGTTCCCGATATTATGGAAAAAGAAGCAGAAGTGTTCGGTAATAGAACTATTTCGGGTTTCTTAGAAAGAGTTGGGGCTGAAGAGCCTATGACTGCTGATCGTGTAGTATGGTCAGAACAAGGTAGATTACATTTAGCGTACGCTGTCACTCACATGGCAAGTAGTGACGCTGATGGCTTATTTACTGTTACAGCTGATTCTGATGGCAACGCTATCGATGGAACACCTGAACACGCAATAAGAGTTGGTGATCTAGTTTTAATTAGTGATGCGAATAGTACAGCTAGAGGTATTGTAACAAAATCTCCTGGCGATCCTACAGCCGCAAATCAATGTGCTGCTACAAAATTTGAAGCAAAATGTATAGACGATGACACCTTTCAAAATGCTGGAATAGCAGATGCAACTGGTGCAACGTGTTTAGTTTATGGTTCTGAGTATGTAAAAGGGGACACTGGTAGAGGAGAATCTGTAGATCCTGGGTTCAAATCATTTGAAAACAAACCAATTATAATTAAAGATAAGTTTGACGTTTCTGGTTCAGACGCTTCTGCGATTGGTTGGATTGAAGTTTCAGGTGAAGACGGACAAAATGGTTATCTATGGTATTTAAAAGGAGAAGGTGATACAAGACAAAGGTTCACTGACTACTTGGAAATGACAATGATAGAATCAGGTAAAAAAGCTAGTGATTCAACCGCTGCTGTTGATGGTACAGAAGGTCTTTGGGCCGCTATGGACGACAGAGGTAATTATTCAACTGGTATTCTTGGATCAGTCGCAGCTACTGATTTAGCAGAATTTGATGCTATTTTAGCAGAATTTGATAAAAACGGTGCTATCGAAGAAAACATGATGTATGTTAATAGAGCTACTGCTTTAGCAGTGGATGACATGTTAGGGGGTTTAAACCCACATGTATCAGGTGGTGTTAGTTATGGTGTATTTGATAATGCAGAAAACATGGCACTTAATTTAGGTTTCAATGGTTTCAGAAGAGGTTCTTATGACTTCTATAAAACTGATTGGAAATATCTTAATGATTATGGTACTAGAGGAGCACTAAATGATGTTGGTGCGAAGCGAAAAAGAGGTATTATTGTTCCAGCTGGAGTTTCATCTGTTTATGATGAAGCACTAGGTAAAGCAGTAAAAAAACCTTTCCTACACGTTAGGTATAGAGCTTCATCTGCTGACGACAGAAGGTTTAAAACATGGACAACTGGTTCAGTTGGTTCAAACATTACTTCTGATCTTGACGCGTTGGAGGTACATTACCTATCAGAAAGATGTTTAATTGTTCAAGGAGCTAATAATTTTATGGCTTTAACAGCATAACATTTTTTCACATAAAGAGTTAGGTGCTTCGGCACCTATCCCTTTATTTTTTTAACTTATTTAATTATATTATATTATGAACAAAACGAAAACAAAAAAAGCGAAAGCACCCAAAGTTGATACAACGTGGGAAATTAAAGATCGTACGTATTTATTACGTAGAGGATTTTCTCCACTATCTTATAAAATTAAAACATCGGATATATTTTATTTTGATGAAGATTTAGGATATGAAAGAGAGATAAAATATGTTGAAAATCAAAAAACATCATTTGTCGATGAGATGGAAGGTGATCAAAGATTAGCACATGTTATATTTAGAAACGGAGTTTTAAACGTTCCTAAAGAAAAACAAACACTTCAGAAATTTCTTTCTTTCCATCATCCGGAGAGAAATAAATTATATGAAGAACTTAATTTAGTAAAACAAGCTAAAGATGAATTATCTAATTTAGAAATAGAAATAGAGGCATTAAATGCAGCTAAAAATCTAGATATAGAGCATAGTGAAGCTATTCTTAGAGTAGAAATTGGTAGTGATGTTAACAAAATGGCATCAAAAGAAATACGAAGAGATATTTTATTAATGGCAAAAAATAACCCAAGGTTGTTTTTAGATTTAGCAGGAGATGAAAACGTAGAGCTTAGAAATTTTGGTATCAAGGCTGTTGAAGCTAGGATATTAACACTTTCTCCAGATCAACGTAATTTTACTTGGTCAAGTAATGCAAGAAAAGTAATGACTGTTCCGTTTGATGAGCACCCTTACTCTGCGCTAGCAGCATTTTTCAAAACCGATGAAGGTATTGAAATATATAAAAACATAGAAAAAAGATTAAAATAAATAATCACTTTATAGAGTAGTCATCTCTATTGAGGTGACTACACTATATAAAAAAGAAATTATGATTACAATTAATAATGTTTATAAAACTGTATTATCAATAATTAATAAAGAACAAAGGGGTTTTTTACCACCGAATCAATTTAATAAGATTGCAAAACAAGCGCAATTGGATTTATTAGATAAATCGTTTTATGAATATAATCGTTTTTTAAATAACAAAAAAACAAAAAGAGTTAATTCAGGGTATGCAGATATACCACAAAAAATAAAAGAAAAAATTGATGTATTTTATAAAATAGCTGCAAAAACTATAGGTAGTAGCCAAATAACTCTTGACACAGATATATACAAAATTATTAATGTATTATCTTCAGACACATTATTAGAAGAAATCAATCCAGTGGAATTACCATACATCAAATCTTCTCCACTAACAAATCCAACAACAGACTTTCCGGCATATTATTCTAATTCCACCGATTCTACCGGTGCAACTAAAATTAATATACTACCAACGTCATTAACTGGTAATTTAGATGTTCATTATATAAAAACCCCAACAGCTCCAGAGTGGAAATTTACATATGATAATTCAACAGAGCAATATGAATATTCAGGTGGTTCAATAGATTTTGAATTACACCCATCAGAGGAAGTGGATTTAATTATAAAAATATTAGCATATGCTGGGGTAGTTATTAAAGATCCAACGATAATAAAATCAGCATCAGACAATGAAGTATTAAACATTAATAAAGAAAACGCATAAATAACATGGCATTAGGTAAATTAACAGCACAAGGATATTATAAAGGAAATCAAATATTCCAAGGAGATGGAGCAACAAAAACGTTTACATTAACGGATAGTTTTTTTGATCCGATACCTACAGTAGAAGGTGAATTTAGTGTTTATGTTGATAACACATTGATACCGGCAACAAATTATACATACGAATCACCTGTTTTAACCTTTACAAACGTTGATGTCAACACTAATGTTCAAGCGGTAAGTGGTGCGCCATCATCAAACAAAACAGTAAGTATTGAGTTAGTTAAATATGATCAATCATATGGTAATTATCAAAATATAAAATTAAAAGATATTGTGAATAATTTTATGATTGGTTATGTTGGAGATGGTAAATTAATAGATAGCGTTAAACGATCTGATGTGTTATTCCACGCGCAGAGAGGTGTTCAAGAGCTTAGTTATGATGCATTGCGATCAGAATCATCACAAGAGATAGAAGTATCACCATCATTAAGTATGCCGTTACCACATGATTATGTAAATTATGTTAATGTATCTTGGATAAGTAACTCTGGTGATGAGTATATTTTACATCCAATAAGAAAATCAAGTAATCCAGAGGCATTATTACAAGATAGCGATTATAATTATATTTTTGATGCAGATGGTAAATTAACAACTGCAGAAAATTCAGAAACATGGAAAAGATTTAAAACTAACACGACAACAGAAGCTAGTAAAGAAGAATATTGGTACACTACACACCCAACGCACCAAGGTACTAGATACGGATTGTTCCCTGAGTTTGCACAAGAGAATGGTTGTTTCTTAATAGATCAAGCAAGAGGTTTAATACATTTTACATCAAACGTAAGTGGTAAAATTATTATGTTAAAATACATTAGTGATGGTATATACGGTGATACATTAATACATAAATTCGCAGAAGAAGCTATTTATAAACACATAGCATATGCTGTATTATCAAATAAAATTAATGTTCCAGAGTATGTTATCAACAGACATAAAAGAGAAAGAAGAGCTGCTATAAGAAATGCTAAGATAAGATTATCAAATCTTAAAGTTGAAGAATTAACCCAAGTAATGAGGGGTAAAGCGAAGCGTATTAAATAAAAATAAATGGCGGATATAAAAAATACTTTTATTAAGGGTAAAATGAATAAAGACCTTGACAGTAGGGTAGTCCCTGAGGGTGAATACCGTGAAGGTACAAATATTCAAATTTTAAATTCCGAAGGAAGTGATGTCGGAGCTGTTCAAAGTATAAATTCAACCACAAGAACTGGCGGAAGTAGTGATTTGTTTACATTACTTGGCGCATCAACTGTAAAAGGTGCTGTAAAACTTATTGATTTAACAGCGGCTTCGGAGATTATAGGTGACACCAATGCATTAACTGATGGTACATATACATTTTGTCAATTAGGAGGTGGTGGGACAGTAGGGTGGACACAAATAACATCCGGTAATGGTTGGGGTACTGGTTTATGTTTTCAAGTTGTTATTAGCAGTAAGGCTATCGTAAGTGTAACCGCTACAGTAAGTGGTTCAGATTTTTTGAATTTTCCTAATATAATACAAGTAACTTCGAGTCTCTCTAACGGTATGATTGCTAGTGGTAGTACTGTAAAATTTCAATTAACACTAACAGAAGATCATATACGCCCGTATAATCCAAATGTAATAGGATTTTATATTAATAACACAACTAGTAAATTTTATTGGTTTGTAACAAATTATGAAGGTAATGCTGAAGATCCAGATGAAAGAGTTGCGTTAGAATCTCTAAGTAATTTCTGTGGTATATACGAATTAGAAGAAGGTGGAACAGATATTAAATGTTTAGTAAAAGGAGCATTTTTAAATTTTAGTCAAAAAAGTCCTATTTATAATATAAACATGGTGGATGATTTATTATTTTGGACAGACAATAGAAATCAACCAAGAAAAATAAATGTTGAAACGGCTAAAACAGACGCTACAGATGATTTAAACCCTACATTTTATACAACAGAAGAGCAGATATCTGTTGCTAAATATTACCCTTGGAAAGCACCGAGAATAATAAAAGATTTAACAACTTATGCTACAGGGAATTTTACATTAAGTGGAAGTTCAACAGCATTTACTCTAAACTATACCAACAACCATTCATTAGCTGTTGATAACACCACAACTCTATATTTCACTATTAGTAATACGCTATATCGTGGTGTTGTAAGTGGTGTGAGTGACAGTGGTAGCGCGTTTACTGTTACTATTGGGCAGTTATATAATGACGCAAGTGGTGCAACCGCATCAGCAAATATAACATCATCTACAGAGTTGAGTTTTATAAGCACAGACACATCAATGATAGAAGCTACTGGTGGTAGTAACGTTGATACTAACTATTTAAAAGAAAGATTTGTAAAATTTGCATATAGATTTAAATTTAATGATAATGAATATTCATTGTTATCACCATTTTCGCAAGCGTGTTTTATACCAGAATTTTATAAACCAAGTTCAGCAGGTGATCCACCTAATTTAGCAAGTGGTGGTATAGATGGTGCAAGCGCTTCTGATAATGAAGAATTAGATGCTATTAAATCTACAGATTTAGCAAAAATGATAAACTATGTTAATCAATTAGATTTACACATAGATTTAGAACACCAACTTAAAGATTTGTATACAAAATTACATGTGACTCATATTGAAATTGTTATGTCTGAGGCAAACAATAGTACATTAAGAAGTATTGTTAGTAAAAATATAAAAAATGATACTACTACAAAACATTCAATATTTTCACATACATATAAATCAACGTTACCTTATAAGGTTTTACCTGAAAGAGAAATAACAAGGGTATTTGATAATGTTCCAGTAAAAGCAGGTGCGCAAGAAATTACTGGTAATAGACTGATATACGGAAATATTACACTTGGTCAAAGCATACCATCAGGTATTGACTATACTATTGGAACAACAACAAGATCATCACGTGCTTATAATTTAGATAAAGAATATCCAACCCAATCTTTAAAGCAAAGAAGAACTTACCAAGTGGGATTAGTTTTAGCAGATAAATATGGAAGGCAATCTTCTGTAATACTACCAACAACAAGTAATAATACTATATACAAAGTAGAAGAAGATAATTTAGGTGATAGCAACGACACTGGTTATGATGATGGAGTTGGATATTGCTTAACAACAACATTTAACTCACCAATTAATGCGGCAACATTATATAATGCGACATCAAATCCGCTTGGTTGGTATAGTTATAAAATTGTTGTAAAACAAACAGAACAAGAATATTATAATGTTTATGGACCAGGTTTAATTAAAGATTGGCCAGATGGAAACAGGAGAACGTGGTTGACATTACATGGTGATAATGTTAATAAGGTTCCAAGAAGTTTAGAAAAAAATGCAAATCCAGATATTGATGTTAGTCCTTCTGAAGCTATATTATTTCCAAAAGTAGTAAACACAGAAAGTAGCGGTACATTTTCAAATTCTGGTACTGTATCGAGTTTTAAGAAACTAAAAGTAATATCAATAGGACCACAAAAAGATCACGCGTTGTTTGAAACTGGCACAACACTAGATAAGCGCTTTTACGAAAAAGATAAAAATCACTTATTAGCAGAGATGGTTAATTCATTTGGAATTGATCCAGATGATTTTGAACCGTCTGCAAATGGAGGTATCCCATGGGATAATGATGAAGTAAAATTATGTGTACTTGAGACAGAGCCATTTGAAAGTGCTTTGGATATATACTATGAAACATCTACTACGGGTTTAATAACCGACCTAAATACAACGGTTAGTACTGGTGCTTCTATAGCATCTATTGATATTACAAATAATTCATTTCCAGAAAGTACTGCTGCTAATACATTTACAAATATAAAAATTGAAGTAAAAGATCCAGAAGGAACGGTTGTATCAGACGCAACGGTCACTGCTGTGATTACAGACAAAGATGGTAATGCTGTTCCAACAACAGGTTCAACCAACGCTTTAGTTGTTGCTCAAAATTCAAGTGACAACAATAAGTATACATTAAAAGTTGTAGGACCTTGGTATTATAATAATGATGGTAATACAAAAAAATTTACATTAGACATAACAGCAACAAAAAGTAGTGACACAGTTACTGGAACTTTTGATATTTATTTATCAAATGTTGATGTTGTTCTTGTGAATAGTACAGGTTTTAGTCCTACTAGTCCAAAATTACTAGATGCTACAATATCATCTGGCGTAACATTAACAACTGCAACAGGAGATAATGGAACAGCAATTTCATCATTGACAGCTACTAATTTATCATACTCTATAGACAGTGTAAGATATCCAGCAGGAGCTGATGGAACTGGGGGTGTATTATATACGTCATCTACTAGCCCTTCGCCTAATGCTATTTTTGGTTTATTTAGTATTAACGCAACAAGCGGTGTGTTAACTACAGCTGATGAAATACAAAGTGTAGGTAATTATGATATTGATATTAAAGTAATAGATTTAATGGCATCACAAATAGCAACTGATGATGATACTGAAATATTCCGATTAACAGTCTCATCACCAACGACAAAAAACTTTTGGTTTATGGCACATGTTGACGATAATGACCAAGATAATGATGATCCAGGTGGTGAACATATTTACAAAGGATTTGAAGTTCTTAATAGCCGTGGTAGTATTGATGGTTGTATATCATCATCAAGTGTTAGGATGCATATTGGTTGGAATTACCCAACCGCTGATCATACTAATATTAATCATAGTTCAAATTGCTTTGGTGGTAATAGTGGTGTATGGAGACAAGGTTTACTATTGCCCGATGAAAGTTCAACTAGTGATTCTTCAACCCATAAATATTACCAAACTATCACTTATGGTGGTAATTCTACAGCTCTTCATTCTTTAAAATCTGAAGAAGAGGCAGATTATAGATTATTAAGTTGCCATGAATACTCATCGGATATTATAGAAGACGGGAATCAAGATATTGAAATAGAATTTAAAGATATATATTTATGGATAGATGATTCAACATTAGTAAATGCTATTGCCCCAACAACAGGTTCTCCTACGAAAAAAGTAAAAATTACTTTAACAGAAGAAAATCCAAGTGGTACAGGCGATAGAATACTTATACAAAATTTATATCATGAATCGACAGCAACAAATAAACCAACCGTAACAACACTATCCCAAGGTGGTAAAAAAGTGCAGTTAAATAAGTTTAAAGTTGATGGCATTAGCGGACACAAATCATTAACTGAAGTAATTGAAGGCGCCGCGACATACCAACATAACAATTCTAATTCTAATGTGGCATATTCAGCATATGCACCACAGGCGTATTCTATATTAGGTGTTCCAGGATATGGCGGTGCTCAGGGTGTTGCTCCAAAATATATGATGCGAGAAAAATACATCTATAATTTGAAAGTAGAATTTGAAGATGTGTAAAAATTAAATAAATACAAAAAACAAGTAATAATATAATAATGGCTACAACTCTATATATAAGTTATTTTAATACTTTTGGAATAAAATCTAAAAGTAAAAATTGGCATTTTGAAGAGTCAAGAATCAGAGGTGGGTATAATGACACATCTATGAATCTTGGTGTAAGGGCACATATGGTAAACGAAGACTATAGCCAACAAAACCGTAATAACACAATGATTTATTCTGGTATTTATAACTCCAGAACTGGTGTTAATGATACTAATGTTTTTAGTATTGGGGAGGATATAACAAAATCTGTTGATGCAGCTAATGGTGATATTAATAAACTTTATGCTGAAGAAAATGATATGTTAATTATCCAAGAAGATAAAACCAGTAAAATATTAATAGATAAAGACGCTATATATACCGCAGAAGGACAACCGTTACAAGCAACATCTAACGTGGTATTAGGAAATACAGTAGCATATTTAGGTGAATATGGTACTATTAATCCAGAGTCTTTCTGTAGTTATGCTGGAAGAAAATATTGGGTTGATAAAAATAGAGGGGCAGTTTTAAGATTATCACGAGATGGTATTACTGAAGTATCAAGCTATGGTATGAAGGATTTTTTTAGAGATAACCTTAAAGACACAACATTAGCCGTTGGGTCATTTGATACATATAAAAAACATTATGTTATATCACTACAAGGTGTTAATGTAAATAATGATCAAAATAAAAAATATTATACATTAAACTTTGATGATAGAATTAACGGGTGGATTACATTTTATACATTTAAACCAGCTTTTGGTGGAAGTTTAAATGGCCAATATTATACAATTAAAAATAATGAAGAGACAACAGATGTACAGGATTTATCTATATGGAAACATCATGCAGACTCTTCTGTTGTTAATAAATTTTATGGAGCAAGTGCTATAAATTCAAAAATTAACTTTGTAGTTAATGGTGGTC